CACGCCGGGCACCGCCACAGGTGACTTGGCACGGATCAAAGAGGGTCAGCTGGGCTTCGACTACGTGTTTCAGAACGAAAAACTATTTATTTCCGAGCTTTGCATGGACGTTCTCGCCTCTATTCATCAGTTTGGAACGAGGCACGTCGAGTATTTCAAATACGCTGAAGGAGGTGACCTCCTCATACAACTGTTTCAAATGCCGATGTCGTTGATTCGTGAATCTATCTTGTTCGAAGTTGGTGCGGCAGGTCAACAGCAGAACCGTGTGCTCGATCGTCAAAACTGGATTCAGGTAGCTCAGATCATTATCCAGTACTACACGAGCATGATCCAGCTTGCGCAGATGACTCAAGACCCACAGATCATGCAAATCGTCACTGCGAAAGCGTTTACCGCATCTACCGAAGCAATGAGACAGATTCTCGAATCGTTTGACATTCGTAACGTAGATCGGATGGTGCTCACAGAACTAGAGAAGCTGTTCAACGGAAACGGAAACGGAAACGGAGGAACACCCAATGCCGCCCCGAGTGGACCTCTCGCTCTTCCTGGACCGAGAGGAGTTATCGGACCTCCGGGATCTGGCCAAGCATCGGGGATGGACGCCCTTGCTCAAACTGTTGCGCTCCTTAGAGGCAACGGTGCTTCGTGACTTGCAAGGGTTCAAGAGCCATGAAGATGCTTACGAGAAGCGTGGTTTCAGTAGGGGAGTTAGCCTAGTTAGCGATACACTACGTACACTCTACGACAACGCAAAAGGAGTAACAGATGACAGCCCCGGTAATCCCGCTGCCAAAACCAGCGGAGCCAGCTACACCGAGCCCAGCGGCAAGCCCACCGGCTACTCCTACTAGCCCGCCGGCGCCTGCTGCTCCTGCGTCCCCGTTCGCGAAACTTAGCGATGCGGAGAAAGAACGGCTGCTCTCGGTATATAGCGGAACGATTCGCGATCAGAACGCACAACTGCAAGAGCTAGGCGAGCGTGTCAAGAAGGTGGAAGGCAAGCAGAACGCGCCTCCTGCTGTCGATCCCAAAGCCGCAAACGCAGCCTTCTACGATCGCCCAATGGAGATGGTAACGGACATCGTGCGGAGGGAAGTCACGGCAGCGATCGAACCACTCGCTAACTTTGTTCGTTCTGCAGGAGCTCGTGACGAGTACACGACGATCAAGGACGAGCTCAAGAACGATCCAAAGGTCAAACAGGTGTTCGATACTGCGGAACGTCACATCGACGACTTCATTCGTAAGCAAGCGGCAAGCGGAGCAAAGGTCACGCGCGACTTGGTGATTGCAGCTGTCGCGGGCGTGAGGGGTGCGCAGGAGCTTGGATGGATCGAGAGTGGAAACGGAGCGCCTGCTCCCGTTGCTCCTGCTGCTCCATCTCCAGCCCCAGGACCATCAATGATCACGCCTCCTCACCTTCGTCCGTCTGCTCCTCCAGCTCCTGGACCAAACGATCCACAGCCTCGCCTTCGTGACCTCAACGAGCAAGAGGAACGCCTCCGTCGTGAGAACAACATGACGAAGGAGGAATTCCTCGCTGCGCTTGACATGGCCGCGAATGACGTAGTGAGAGCTGACGCATGGCCCAAGCGTGAGCCGAAAGTGCCGGGAGGTAACAAATGAGCGAGCAACGCACGGTCCATACATTGGATGGCAAGTCGCACACGATCACGAACGAAGAGCAAAAGGCTGCGAACGAGGCTGCTCGTAAACTCAGAGCAGACAAGCGCGCCCGCTTCGTTCGTGTGCTCGAGCGCGGATACACGGTCGATCGGATGCACGTCGATCTTCCCGCAGACCTCCACGGCGAGTGGGTTCCTGTCGATCAGGTAGATCGCTGGGAAACGCTCGGTTTCATCATCGACAAGACGCACGCACCTCAGCGTCAGCTTCACGCACAAGGTGATGGCTCTGCTCACATCGGTGATACGGTTTTCATGACGTGCTCGAAAGAGGACTACGATCTCATGCAAGAGATCAAGCACGAGATGTTTGTCATGATGCACGGATCACCGGACGAGAAGAAACGTCTACAGCAAAAAGAAGAGAAGGAATTCACAAGCGTAGTTGAGCAGTCGGTTGGGCTCCCCGTCATAGATGAGAGCGTGGAGCGGCAGGTTCACAAGAGTGAGATCAAGGAAGCTCTCACTCCGGCTGTACCTTCGTTGCAAGACATGCGAAAGCAATAGGACACAAACGCCGGCCGCTAGTCGCGGCTAAAGGGGGGTTATACCAGTGGGACGCAAGATTCAGCCAGCGCGCTTCGGTGGCGCGACCGCAGCTGAGCATCAGTCGATGCAGTACACCGGCACTCCTTCGTTCAAGAAGGGTGCGATCCTCATCTTCGCAGCAGGCTTCGTTGCTGAAGGTGGTGCCGATCCAACCGGCATCGTCGGCGTGTCGAACGAAGATGCAGAGTCGAAGCCAGGCAGCGGTCTCAGCCATGACGCTGCCGTTGTGGCGAGGACAGGTTCTGTCTCAGAAGTGACCGTCGCTCGTGCGAACCGCAACACAGTATTTTCGGGTCGCATGGTCAACGGTGGTACTGATCCAGTCACGCCAGTGCAGGCCGACATCGGTACTGCATATGGTCTGCTCAAGGTCGCCAACGACTGGGTAGTGGACCAAACCGAGACGGTGAACACGAGGCTTCGTATCGTGGACATCGACATCGACAACAAGCTCGTGTTCTTCAAGTTCCTCGAGACTGCGCTCGCGACGCCGTAAGCGTAGCTCGTGTTCAACAGTTGAACCTGTTACAAAGAAAGGAGTAAATCGGTGCTTACCCAAGGCGGGCCTTTCAATCTGCTTTTCCGAGCAGGCCTGCGCAAGGACTTCAGGGACTCTTGGACTCAGTACGAGCCCGAGTTCCCTGGGTTCCTCAATCAAGGGACGATGGACGGTCCCGAGATCGAGGCAACAGTCATCACGGGTATGTCACGGCTGCTGGAGCGTGGCGACCTGGAAGAGATCACCTTCGAAGAGCCAGCGATCGGTGGTAAGGTCGTTGGCGTAGACAAGGAGTTTGCACTTGGGTTCGGCGTCTCTCGGCGCACGGTCGAGGACGACAAGTACAAGAAGGCGAACCAAGCTGCAAAGTGGCTGGCCAACGCTGGCCGCATGACTTCGGAGGCGCGTTCCGCAGCTCTTCTCGATGACGCCTTCACAGGCACCACGTTCAAGGGGATCGACGGTTTGGCACTGTGCTCTACAGTGCACACACTGCTGACCTCCGCAGCAACAGTCGCAAACGCAGCAGCAACGCCAGTCGGATTCTCGGTGGCGGGAGTACAGGCGCTCCTCGACCTGCACGCGCTGCTGAAGGACTGGAACGGTGATCCGGTCAAGTCGATGCCCGACACGATCGTGTTCTCACCGAAGTACATCTCGAAGGCGATGCAGATCTTCGGTTCCGACAAGGAACCGTTCACCACGGAGAACCAGGACAACGCGGTGAAGCGTCGCCTGCCCGGCATCAAGCAGGCTGTTTCACGGTTCAAGGCATCCACGGAGTCGTACTTCCTTATCGACTCGAAGATGAACGATGCGTGGTACCTCACGCGCCGTCCGATCGAGTTCGACGACACGTTCGACTTCAAGACCGACGCTGCTCTCTACAAGGCAGCGGTTCGCTTCCTGATCTGGTTCGTGGACTGGCACGGCTGGACCGGCTCCAACCCCTCCTAACTCTAACTAACTAGGAGGATTAGATGCCATCGAACCGGGAGGTTTCCAACATCCCTTGGATTCTTGGGGATGACGAAGTTGACTCGCCTGCCGATATTGCAAGGGGGGGGCGAGTTGTAAGGTACAAGGCAGGTGGTACGCTCAACGTTGGCGACTCCGTGTGTATCTCTGCTGCAGGCACGGTGAACAAGACAACCACGACTGCTGAGCATTTCAAGCGTGTCGGTATCGTGGTCGGAGGCCAAGCCTTGAGTGCTGGTATTCGCGGCGTCGTGGCTCGGCAAGCCGACGTAGGTGTACAGGCAGCGCTCGTAAACCAGTGGGTGCTTGTTGTTTGCACGGGCGTCTACTGGGCAGTAGCGCAAGCCGCTATTGCAGCTGCCGCTTACGTTCGTCCAGACACAACGATAGCAGGTCGCGTGCTCACGGCTACGACAGCAGCCGACGCGGGCAAGATTCTCGGTCTCGCGATCGACGCTGCCGCCAGCGCAGGCGACAAGATTCGCATTCAACTGGCTCTTCAATAGGAGGACCAGTGCGGCTTCCACTCCTAGTTGCTGCTCGGCCCAAATACTCTATAGGCGGGCCGCGAGTTCCACTCGGCGAGGGGAAGTGGTGCATTGTCGTTGAGCGTGTCAAAGACACGACGCTAATAGTTAGCGTGGACGATGTACCGCTCCCCTCTCCTCTAGCTAACGACCACATCATACAAGGACCATGCTTCGTAGTCGTCGGCTTCGATTACAGAGGCTGTGAGGAATATATCAACGTGTTTGCAGAGGAGGCAGCGTGAGCGGTCTCGACGTCGCATCTCTTCGCGTTCAGCTAAGAGAGGGTATTGGGCTAGAGGGTGATGACGTTGAGACGTTACCAGATGTCGATCTGCCCAACGAGAAAACAGGCGCAGACACGTATCTCAACCGTGCCTTCTGGGAGGTACTCGATAAGTTTCACTTCCGTGAGAAAGAGAAGATTTCCTCGTTTTCAACCGCAATAGGAGAGGAGTTCTACAAGATCCCATCATCGTTCGAAGCTCTACAGTCTGTCGCAATCGAAGACCCCGACACGAACAAACACGATCCGCTTGACCGCATCACTGCTGATGTGTTCGAGCAGAAGTTCGTCAATAACGCAGACGATCAAGGTAAGCCAACTCATTATCTTCGTGAGTCAAATGGCATACGTTTGTGGCGTGTTCCTGATCTTGTCTACACGATCATCTTGCGTTATTGGTGCGAACTCGCTGATCTATCTGACACAAACGATCCTCCAATCCCACGTACCTGGCACGAGGTCATTCTCTTCGGCGGCGTTTGGCGTGCTTTCATCGGAGTAAACGGTGATTACACGAGAGCCCAAGCTGCGAAAGCGCACCAAATTGCCTTGGTCAATAGCATGGAACCAGCAGAAGCTAAAGAGGAGTTTGACTCGCACCGCGCTGGGATTGAGCTGCCCTCGGAGCTAACAGACATTTAACGGAGGACGTATGTTCACACATTCATATCGAGACGACATCCTCAACACGCTCCG